AGCATCAACTGCCATGTTTTACTCCTTACTTGTATTGTTGAGTGATACGGAGGTTGAATGACACCGTGCCAACTTGTGAGATGATTTCAAAAGTCGCACTGATTTCGACCATTTTTTTCGATGGTGTGTGATTGACCGAAAGTGTTTTTTTCATCGCCTTTTCAGCCGTGCCGCCAGCTGTACATAAACACATCTGTCCAAGTTCACGATAAATAGCCATTACTTTGTTTTCAACGACTTGTTCGTTCGCCATCGAGCGATCAAAAATAACATCGCCATTGGTCATACGGATTTTTGCTAAATAAGTGCGCAACGAACTATCGGTGTATTCGCGCACCGTAGAACTTGTCCATAAATCCTCAAGCGAAGTCCAAGTCGTATTCGGATTACCCATCGCATCGGTTTTCCACATCGTGAGCATGTCGCCACTAATTTCGGTGTTGTTGGCTCGGTTTACGCCCCACGTCGAAATATTGTTCTCGCGCAAAATACGTTGCTCAGGCTCAGACCAATACCATTTAGAGTTGCTTGGCACAGTGTCAGGAATGGCGATGTTGTGATATGGTAAAGATGCCAACTCAGCCCCGCCGGTATAGTCAGCAAGCCCAAGAGCGCCACTTACGAGATCAGAAACATCAGCACCATCGACGCGTGAGCGATCAATCGCCAATGCTAAAAATGCCATACGCACATCAGCGAGTTTTGTTGAGTTTGCACCTACGGATGCACCAAACAGACCATCAATTTGTCGATCAGAAGCAAATACAATCGGCTGACCTTGAATCGAAGCTGTGTCATCAATAACACCGCTTAATGTGTTGGTTTGTGTTGTGTACACCACGCCGTCCACAATTTGATTGTCACCGTTGAAACGAGACAATAAAAACGAAAGCGGAAACTGTGCCGTATCGCGGTAGTAATCAGGCCACAAGACCGAGGTGTAGCGCGTCTCGCCCACCAAGTCGAACAGATCAACCAAGGGCTGTGTCGGTACGCTTTGCGCCGAATGCGTGACGTTGGGAGCCAAGCCCTTGTCGAAGGTTTTAACGTGGACAGGTGTTGAGTTGGTCACAAAGCCATCAACCCATGTCAAAGTGACCTCTGCACCGCTCACGGTGGCCTCATAGGTCTTGTTTTTAGGTGCATTCAATAACTGTGCTACAGCTGCGGCCATTGCCTCGGCAGTCATACCAATTTCATGGCGGACATTGGCGAAGAATTGGAACTCATCAAAAACTGCAACTTTCAGCGTGCCTTTTGTCAGAGCCGCACCAGTGAACTTGATTTTTGTGGTGTCGGTCGTTGGATTGGTATTTTTGACGAGCAAAATATCAATCGGCACGTAGGTTTTACTGCCCTTAGCAGCTGCTTTCCAACGATGGAACATTGAACCGGTGCCAATAATGGATTTCATTTCAGCGTCAGAGCTCAACTCATGGCCGATTCCCATGCCATCACCGAGTAAGACCGCGGCGTCATCGCCAAAAATCGAGTTCATCTCAGCAGGGATCGTACCCACGAGCAATGCACGCGGCTTCATGAAGCTGGCTTCCGATACGTCAGAAATCAGCTTCACATTTACAACTGGATTATTTACTGCACTCATGGCTTAACCTTTCTTTTCAATAGGTGTTTTTTCAATCTTTGTTTCAATTGGCTTTTCGGCTTTGACCTCAGAGATTTCTTCACTTTTGACTTCAATCAAACCACCGTCACGAATACGCGCCCGCGCTTCTTTGTCGATCACAATCCCGCCTTGTGTTGCGAACTCTTTGATTTCGCCCGGCTCGACCCCACACAGCTCAATCGAGCAGTTATTTTTAAGTTTCTTTGTTTCTTCTTTCACTTGACCTACTCCTTGGTTAATTTGGCGTTCAAAAGCATTTCCTGCGGCACATCGCCCGCGTCGATTAAAAATTTCACACCGAACGCTTGAATCGGCACATCCCAATAAATCAATGAGGGCTTGATGCCATGCACTTCGGTTTTCCGTTCGTTGATGGCTTGATAGCCGTATCGGTGGATGTAATTTGCGATGGTTGAAGACTTCTCCATGACACTCGCACGCGGCGCGAAGTGATAACCGGTGATGCCCGAATAGCCGAACAAAGCCGATTCAAACGCTTCATAAATCGCGCCATAGGCTTCATTGATCTGCGCACGTGCTGATTCCTGCTCGTCGTCACGCGGCCAAAACACCAGCAAATCAAAATCAGTACCGATCGTCAGGCTTTCCACTTGGCTCATGCCTTGGCCTTGCATGACAAGGCCGGCCGGATTGCGCGGTTTACTTACGGTGGCTCGATCCCCAAAAACCAAAAAACACCAAAGTTTGTCTTTGGTGTTTTCTTGAATGGATGAGTAAACATTGACCGCTCGCTCATCGTCTTTAACGATGGAAATGTTCAAGCCGGCCACTACGGAATCGCAGATGCAGTCGCACTCGTACCAGTACCCCTCGGACAATCCGAATGTGATTTGATTGCCAGTGATGGCCTCGCATTTGATAGCCGATAACTCACTGCCCAGCGATTCGAGCAATTGCCCTGCGGTGGGTTCGGTGCCTTGGTGTTTGATGGTGAACTTGGTTTCCGACCGTGAACTCACGATGTCGCACATGCCCCAATCGCTGATCTCAACCTGTTTGATGCCACCGTATGAGGCGGAATATTCCGACACTCGGTTTGATTTCTCGGTTTCGATTTGCCACAGTCCACTGCCCATCGCCGTACACGAAACAATCGGATTGGTTAATTTCAGAGCAGTTGCGCCATACGCTCGGCCAACCACGAACAATTTAGGCTTGTCAACGTTTACGACCAGTTTTAAATCGGCATTGATGCGCGCCGATCGCACCGCAACGGTGTTACTAAATCGGTCGGTGATGCGCGGTAGGACATTACACAGATGGCGGAGCACGTCATCCGGTTTAATCATTCCAACATTGCTCATTTAATGACCCTCAAAAGTACGTTTTGACCCAACAGCCGCCCGATTTCTGCCGCATTGCGCTCGACGACCGGTTTTAAGTGCTTACGGGCTTCCATCTTTGAGGTGCCATCCTCAAGATAACCCGCGTGCGGTGCCGCCTCGCCTATAATCAACTGCTTATTGCCAACCTCATACCCGACGGAGCGGGCCAACTCACCCGAAACCTTTGCGGGCATTTCACCCGCTGCGGATGCGGTGTGTTTTTTGCCTCCGATGACGTAGACGCGCCCGCTTCGTGAGCCGGTTGTCAGGCTGCGCTTCAAGTCTCGCGTGGCGAGAATCCCACCCTTTTTGAAGCCTTGAGTAATGCCGGCATCCGCGCCGACCACGTTGGGTATGCGTGAGATTCGCTTTGCCTTATCATGCTCGCCCCTCGTTCTCATCGCCACGCTGCGTACAGTAAATGGCAAGCGTCACATTCATTTGATTAATGTTGTCCACCGCCTCGATGCGATAATTCACTTCGTTATGAACCAATGTGTGAACCTGTTTATCCAATGTCACCGAAACATCTGCAAAACGGGCATAAAACACATGCGTGCTTGATTTTTCACTAACGTTTAAGCCTTGGACGTTCTCAACCGGCACAACGCTTTTACAAGCCATTTTCACGCACTCAATCGCGCATAGTTTCGTGGTCTTTTGCGAGATTGCGTCAGGATGATCACCGGTGATACTGCGCTCTGCGATTGTTACCGCGTGCGTCAAATCATCTGGGTGCAGCTGGATCACAGCGATGGTTTTATCCGTTGCAGTCACGCGATAAAGCACAGCCAAACCCGCAGGGTTGATTTCGACTGGATGGCGCAAAATGCGGTAAGTCCGACTGTTTGCAATGATTGCGCCACCCTTTTGAGGTTTTACTTTGGCTTGCAATAGGATTGATACCGCGCCCTCTTCCAACGCAATCGGATTTTCAATGTCTTTCGCGCCATATTTCTCACGGCTCATTACAGCGCAAACCGATTGCTCGCCAATTCCGCTTAAATGTTCTTGGTTGACTTCATAACCTGTTTGCACTGCGGATAAGATCGAACAGGGCTGACCGTACTTTTTAAGCAGTTTCGGCACGGTGTTATTGGCAAGTTTTGGATAAAGCGGATTCATACTTACCCCCGAATGATTCGACCGCCGCCGATTCCTGACCTGCCGTTGTCGAGCAAATCACGCAGCAACATGTCCACGTAACGTGATCGCCCATCACCCCATGTAAACGAGTTATCAGAGCCATACTCGACCGTAATCTCGCCTACCGTTACCTTTTTTTCTTCACGCTCAACATTCGCCATTAGATCAGTTTCGCTGCCAATTAAGGCCAACACACTTGTTGCGGCGATTATTTGCCACGGAATAGCTGTACTACCATTGCGCGGAAACTGCCGTTGTTGCGTCGGATCAGTTTTGCATCCTGCGAATGAATAAGCCACGTCAATGTAGTCCGACGCGACCAGTAAAAGAGCCTCTTTGTTGGGCACCGTCAACGCATCCCACGCGGCTGCACTCGTGCGCGCAGCGTGATATTGATTTGCTTGTTCGACTGTTGCGTATGCTGCCATTCTATGTGTCCAATAAAAAAGCCCCTTTCGGGGCATGTGTTACTTTTTATCTGCGTCGGCGGCGGCTTTCTTTTGCGCCTCGGCTGCTGATTTTGCCTGAGCCTCAGCCTCTTTTTTGGCTTTGGTTTCTGCGTCGGCGGCGGCTTTGTCCGAATAGACGTTCACCCCCGCCTTTTCATACGCCTCTGCAATTGTTTTGTTTTTACATGGGTAAATGGCATCGACTTTTTCGACTTCACCGCGCCAATAATGTGCGCTACGGCAAACCAGAGTATCGCCAGCAGCTAAAATCGGTGGCTTTTCACCATAGAAAATAACCTTCATGTTTTCTCCTTAAGTTAACTCAATGATGACGCCGGCGGTGTTTTTATCGCTTGTAGCGTATTTTTCCCAACTTGCTGTCGCACCGACCGTAGCCAAGTTCGGATTAATGCCTGCCGTTTCTTTCCAAGAGTAACCAAGTACCTCAAGATTAAATACACCCTCGCCACGCAAGCCAATTTCCAAGTTTTCACGGTCATTGATCTCATAAGACTTAAATGCCGGTAATTGCGACTCAGTTACAGTGATTGCGCCCGCCTGCAAGCCAAATACTTTATCGGCTGGCGCACGGTCTGTGATCAATACTGGCTTGCCCAACGTACCGGGTGTGCCGCCATAAATGACCACATCAGCCTCATTAAACACTTTGGCGTCAATCGCACCATCGACATAATCAAAATACGTCGCAGAGTCCATGACCAACAAACCTATGCGGCTAAAGCGGTCGCCAAAAGCACGGAATCCTTTTGTGATCGATTTTTTGCCGTCTGTAGCGATTGATGCGGTCACATTCATTGCGGCGTTTGAGCCGATGGATGCGGTCAATGCAGCCATGACATACTCGATATAACCTGCCATGACGGCATCGGCATAGTCTTGACCGACAACGAACGAGAACTCATTAGGGTTGCGCATACGACGCTTAAAAGACTCATCTGTCGCTGCATAAGGGCCGTATTTGAATGGTACTTTTACGCCCACCATTTCACCTGCGGAGATTTTATTGGGCGTTACGGCGGCATCTGAGTTCACATCGCGGTGTGCGATTGAGCCACCCACACGATAAAATGCCTTTTTGCTTAAATCGCCCTCGATCATTTTGTTGTCCAAAACGATTGCACCGTTTGATTGAGCATTAAAGACACGAATCACATCTTGGATGCGTTCAAGATAAGCGGTTTGCGCCAATTCATTATAAATAACCAAATCACTGTTTACTGTTGCTGACATTTTTCAATTCCTTTTAATCGGGCAGCTTAAGATAAGCATCACGCCCATGTTTTGAGATAAATTCGGCTTTTTGGTCAATGTTCATACTTGAACGTTTGCCCCCGCCGACATAAGTTCCGCCCTTTGTTCCACTACCCCCTTGAGCAGGAAACCAGTGGGGCTTGTCTTCTTTGAGGCTTTCGAGCCACTCTTTCGGCGAAAGCGGTGTTTTTCCGTCTTTGCCATAAATCAGATTGCCGTCTTTGTCTTTTGCTACAAGCTCACCATCATCGCCAAGACTAAAAACGCTCTTTGCGTTGAGGATTGCATCTTCAACAGCCGATGGATGAAGTACAGAAGCGCTCGCACGGATGGAGTTTTCAAAGACTTTCGACTCAAAGCTTTTTGCTCGCAACTCAGCGGCTTCTTTACTCGCTAAAGCACCAGCCTCACGCTTTTCAAAATCTTCTTTCATGCGCTCGACTTGCTTTGCCGCCAATGCTTGAGTATTGCCCTCCGCTTTCAGGATTGCGTCCTCAGCCTCACGAAGCTTGGCTTTGAGTGTTTCGGTTTCACCCGACCCGTCTTTTTGAGCCTTCTCTAAAGCTTTTCGAGCCTCACGCTCTTTGTCCAAAGCACCTTTTAAGACACTGACATCCTCGCCGCCCACCACATCCAAGCGAAACTTCCCGTCTTCGCTCTGTTTGTAAAGGCTTTTGATTCCATCGTCCAATCCATCCAAGTTTTCGACTACTGCATTAATTGCCATCTGATTTACTCCTTGGCATCACGCCAATAAAAAAACCAGCATCACGCTGGTGTTGTTACAAAAAAAATTGACGCATCACGCGTCAGGTTATAAATCTTTAAGATCGCTCAGATTCAAAGGCCGACCGGTTTGGTCAACCATGTCTTTAAACGTGATTACGCCACGCCGCCATAATTCAGCACGCCCCTTGCCGAGCATTGAATTTTGTTGTTCGATCGTTTTGCTGTTCAGCCATGTTTCATGATTAACTTTCGCCACTTCACCGCCAAAATACGGACGCATGAAACTACGACAGTGTCGGTGTAAAGGAGGCATTTCATAATCATAGGCTGTACCGTTGATCGGTCGAAAATCTGCATCCCACATCGCACCGTTGCGTGCGCGGCACATGATGCTGGTTTTACCATCGAGAATCGACGTGTGAATGTAGCCATGCGTCAATGCGCTTGCTGCGAACACCGCCATTTTCGCAATGCCCGCAATGCTCTGAACCGCCGTATTGAGCAGCCCATCAGAACCGTTTTTGCGTGATTCAAGCATCAAATCGGGGTGCTCTGCGGTATCGGTCGGCTTTTTACCGTTCAGCGCATCGTTTGCAACCACGATGTAAATCGCAAGTTCTGTCGCATCCGCTGATTGCTGCCAATAATCCGATAAAGGCACACCGAGCATCGCAGGCGCAGCATCGGGCAATTTAGGCACATCAAACTTGCTACCAGCAATGCCGGTCAATATCGCTGCAACCGCAACCGCTTCGCTTTCTTCAAGTCCCATCAATTCGCTGTTTGAGCCTTGCTCAATCTGCTGATAAGCCGACCGCGTGAGTTGCTTGACCTTAGCCCGTATTGCGTCCAATTGACGCTTGTTCAGCGGCGTGCTACCGTAACTGCGCAATAAATCAATCACCGAAGCCGACAACGCCGCCAATAACTTTCGTGCGTCATTGGTTTGGTTTGCGGCAAATCGAAACAGTTGGATTTGTCGATCCGCTAAAGCGTGAGCAACTTGTTCGTCAATATTGGCCATCTACTTTTGCCGATTCATTTTTAATGAGTTCTTGCTCATCTTCCCAGTTGATTGATTCATCAATGATCCCACGACGCTTAGACTCCCCAAACGCTGTTTTATGCGACAACGTACCGGCAACCACCATTTGATTGACCACCCCCATACTTTCAAGTGGTGCAAGGTCATTATCAAGGTCGGTATTTAAGTCAACGCTGCCTCCATCGTCAACGTCCATCCAATCGGCCATATATTGCAGTGCCGCATCGATGCCATCGCGTAAGTTATCGGCCATGCGTGCCAAGGCGGACTTATTGGTTACACCATCGTCACGCGCTTGCGTTGCGGTTTTAAATGATGTGTCGGTTTGCAATAGTTTTGCACCTGCCAAGCGCATATCTTCAATCAAGTCTTTTAACGAATCACGACCAGATGAGATTGCCGCGCCAGTATGTTCGACGTAACGTAAATCTGCATCAGGCGGTAAATGGATAACAGATGCGCCCGCCTCGATTAATTTAATTTCATCACCAGAAAAGCACGCAAGCAATGGCACTCGTGCCGTGTGCAACAGTTTGTCTTGATCGCTTTGCGACTGCCAATGTTTTACATTCAAATGCGCCAATTCTTTGAGTGGCGGTTCTGCGGTCATAAATCCCGTGCGACCGGTGTAAATCGTTACCAATGGGATCACGCCGAGCGTATTGATACCCTCGCCGTTTTCCATGATCTGATACTCACCATCCGCACCTTTGACGAACTTGCGCCAACGTGTCGGCTCTAAAACTGAAATCACCTCAACGCTTTTGCTACCAAACTCACCATCATCGACCGTGATCGAATCCTTAATACGTAACTGCGTCAGCATACCGTTTGAGTGTTTCCATCCCAAAACATTACGTGGTGAGATATGCGCCATGTACGGCGGTTCGTTGCTATCGGCTAAAGTTTCACCTGCCGCCGGCGGCTTATCCACCAGAATGTGAGTTAATCCATAGTGCAGAGCTTTATCGAACACCTCGGCAGCAAACACGCTTAGATTGCGGTTTTGATTGTCAACGTTCTCACAAATCGCCTTGATTTCGTCCGGTACATCCTCTTTGATATTTAAAGGCTTTGAAAAAACACGCCCGACATGGTTGATTTTGGTTTCCTTGTAAGCGGGCAGCAAA